GTCATATAGAGTTGCGGAGTCCGCGTCGTTACCCTTCCTAAGGGTACGACCGATAGATTGAAGAACTTTAATTTCTGATTTAGATCCAGACGCAAAGATAACATTATCAAGACGTTTAAGGTTCACGCCTGTCGAAAACACACCATAAGATGCGAGGATGTCATGTTGCTTAATAGGATCTTCTTCAATCAAATGGCGAATACGTTCACGCTCATCACCCTTTGTTCCACCATATATAAAATGCAATTGGCGATCGTCTTTACGAAGCATAGGCTCAAGGATTTTACCATGTTTCTCAACAAGATCAAATAAAACCAAATTGTTTTGACCTTCGAGCGACCATAATAAATTACGAATAAAGATATTTCTTTTATGATTATTTACTAGGAATTCTCTTTCTGCAGGATATTTTTTGCTCGATTCTTTAATAGTCTTAAATGCATCGATGAATCCTTTACGAACTTCTGGACTATGAGATAATACAATTGCTTTTACTTTAAAATCTGCAACCGTACCAGAGTCAATCAAATCCTTTGTAGTAACGTGTTTATGAACAGGTCCGAAGCAGCCTTCCAATACAAGCCTATGAGTTTTGCTTTCGTCTGATTTCAAGGTTCCTGTGAATCCATGCCTATAATGACATTCATCAAGACCTTCCATAATTTTTTGTAATGATTTAGCTTGGAATAAATGTGCTTCATCACCAAGGGCAACTTTGAATTGTTTAAACCATCCCTTTGGTTGTTTGATAAGAGATTGCCAAGTACTGATTACAATAGGTGCATCTGTCTCTTTATCAACACCACCTTGAATCTTATAGATATTCTGAGGGTCTTCCCCATAGTCTATAAAATCACCGGCCATCTGGTGCACGAGAGATATCGTAGGAACGATAATAAGTGTTCTATAATCGTATTGTTCTCTATAATATAGCATCATTAAATAAATGATTAATGATTTACCTGACGAAGTTGGAGATAACGAAAGAGAACGACCGGATCTTAAAGCATCTACGATGTATTTGTTTTGATAATCTCTAGGCTCAAATTTTACATTAAAATCTTTCGCTAACTGAAAACCAATATCGTCTGGAATATTATATCCATGCAAAAGAGTTTCATCAGCTCGTAGTTCATAACCACGGTCTTCACAAAATTGTTTTAATTTATGGAAAAGCCCTACATATAAAACAGGTCTCATAGGCGAAAAGATACGAATCCATCCGTCCCATACTCTATTTTTATATGCGGGAGAAAATTGATAATTTTGAGGCTGAAACTTAAAATACGTTTCGAGCTCCATCTTAATACCAGCTTCACAATCAATTTTTAAATGAACGGCATTTAAGCGTTCAACGTTCACAATATCCATTATAACCTATACTTCAATATCTACAAATTCACCTTCAGTAACAGCAGGTAAAATCTTATCTCCATTTGGAGTATATCGTAATACCGCTTGTTGTCTAAGACTATTTATCTCTTCTATACGCTCTTCGATTTTCTTCACACGATTAAGTTCAATGTCTGCACGCGTGGCAGCCTCGACAACACGGATACGTTCTTTTTCCAAGGGCGGTAAAATATTTTCGCTATTAGGATATACCATTGGATGCCCATATACGTTATTAATTTCCATTAATATTCTCCATGTTGGAATTTTAAAATATCTATCATTGATTTAATAATGAAGTTTCGACCATGAATAGTTCTAACAATATCTTCGAGAAAATTAGCTCGAGCTGAGTGATAATCAATTTTAAGACTCATATTAATAATGTCTTTATCTGCTTGTATATATTTATCCATATCCTGACGAATAATTCTTTTTTGATTAGGACGCCATCCAAGGTCTTTTAAATCTTCTTCAGCCATAGTACCGTCAAGCCATTCTCTTTTTAATAGCTCGAGTTCCTTATAATCAGATCGTAATTTTTTAACTTTGAGAGCTTCCTTATAATACATATTGTAATATTTACTATGAAGTTCAGGTATGCGCTTGGCTTCTCCAGCCAGATTTGTTTCGTCTATTTTGCAGTCCTTAGACCAAACGTCACTGATGTCGTCAGTA